TCATCTCACTACATCACCAAGCAGACAGCGGTGGATCCTGGAAGTGACGGAGCGGATAAATGGAAGGATGCACTGAATTTATTTTTCATGAAGGACAAGAATCTCATTGAGTATGTTCAGAAAATCGTGGGACTTTCTGCCATAGGAAAAGTCTATGTGGAAGCCTTGATCATCGCCTATGGTGAAGGACGAAACGGCAAGTCCACCTTTTGGAATGTGATTTCAAGAGTCCTTGGTTCTTACAGCGGCAATTTATCAGCAGATATGCTCACTGTTGGATGTAGAAGAAACGTCAAACCGGAGCTTGCAGAGGCAAAGGGGAAAAGACTCTTGATTGCAGCAGAAATGGAAGAAGGCATGAGGCTAAACACTTCCAATGTCAAACAGCTTTGTTCTACGGATGAGATATATGCAGAGAAAAAATACAAGGATCCCTTCAGTTATATACCAAGCCATACACTGGTGCTCTATACCAACCACCTACCAAAGGTGGGGGCCATCGACAAAGGCACATGGCGCAGGCTCATTGTGATTCCCTTTGCAGCAAAGATTGAAGGAAATCAGGATATTAAGAACTATGCGGATTACCTTTTTGAAAATGCTGGGGGCGCTATTCTTTCATGGATTATCGAGGGCGCCAAGAAGGTCATTAAAACACATTATAAAGTAAAACCTCCGAAAAAAGTGGAGGAGGCCATTGAGGCTTATAAAGAAAACAATGACTGGCTTTCACATTTTCTGTTGGAGTGTTGTGAAATTGATGAAACCTATAGGGCAAAATCAGGTGAAGTGTACGAAGAATATCGTGCTTTTTGTTTTCGAACAGGTGAGTTTGCTAGAAGCACAGCTGATTTTTATACTGCCCTAGATTCAGAAGGGTTTGAAAGGCATAAAACAAACAAAGGTGCGGCTATTAAAGGGTTTAGGCTGAAATCTGAATTTTAGAGTAAGCCTATTTTTAGTAAAGGTGACGGTCGGTGACAGTCCTTTATAGAACTTTTCTATAAGGTCATAAAATGGTCTATATATAAAGTTATAGAGATACCCATCACCGACCATCACCTTTTGATGAAAATGCGCCGGGAAGTGTTGATATAAGTGGCTTTTGTAAAAAATGGTGTAAATGATATGAAGACACCCATTACAAGAAATATTGAAGTGAAATAGAAAAAAGAAGTGTTTTTAAAGATTGATAAATTGAGGTGAAAGACATGACTGAAAAAGAACTTGAGCTGATGCTCGTAAAAGAAGTGAAAAGAAGGGGAGGGAGAGCTTTTAAGTTTATCTCTCCTGGAATAAATGGAGTGCCTGACCGAATAGTGCTTCTGCCTGGTGGCAGAGCAGGATTTGTTGAGGTGAAGGCGCCGGGGAAAAAGATGAGACCCAATCAGATAAAGCGAAAAGGTGAGCTGGAAGGGCTGGGGTTTTTGGTTTATTGCCTGGATGACCCTAAGGACATAGGAGGTGTGGTGGATGGGATTGCCGGAAATAGTATTACCTAAATCAAGACTACCGTATCACCCTCATGAATATCAGACCCACTGCACAGAGTTTATTTTAGACAACAACTCAGCAGGACTTTTCTTGGATATGGGATTAGGCAAGAGTGTGATTACACTAACAGCTCTAGTGGATTTACTCCATGAACGGTTTGAAGTCTCAAAGGTTTTAGTGATTGCACCCCTTCGAGTGGCTAACACCACATGGATGGATGAAGTTCTTAAATGGGACCACCTAAAAGGTCTTAGGGTCTCCAAAGTTTTAGGCAGTAAAAAAGAGCGGACCATGGCTCTATATAAAAAGGCAGATATTTATACCATCAACAGAGAGAATGTCCCCTGGATTGTGGACTTTTATAAAAACGACTGGCCCTTTGACATGGTAATCATTGATGAAATTTCAAGTTTTAAATCGCCATCTGCTAAAAGGTTTAGGGCCTTGAAGAAGGTCAGACATAAAATCAAACGAATTGTGGGCCTGACTGGAACACCTGCACCTAATGGCCTCTTAGATATTTGGAGTCAGATCTATCTTTTGGATGGCGGCGAGAGGCTAGGAAGAACTTTTAGTGGATACCGCAGCAGATACTTTCACCCACAGAAATATGTGAACGGTGGAATACCAACGGATTATGCGCTGAACGATGATGCTGAGGAGAAAATCTACAACAAGATATCCGACATCTGCATCAGTATGAAAGCTCTTGAGTATCTTAAAATGCCGGAGATTATCTTTAATAAAGTCGAGGTTGAGTTGTCAGAAAAGGAAATGAAGCTCTACAGAAAGCTTGAACGGGATTTGCTTCTTCCTTTAGAGGATAGTGATGTGGATGCTGCTAATGCGGCGGTGCTTTCAAATAAGCTCCTGCAGATGTCGGGGGGTACTGTCTATGACGAGTACTCAGATGTACACCAGATCCATGACAGGAAACTGGATGCCTTAGAGGACTTGATTGAAGCAGCCAATGGAAAACCAGTCCTAATCTATTACGGATTCAGACATGAGCGGGATCGAATCAAAGAAAGATTTGATACAGGAGATATTAATACCTCTGAAGACATTGACAAATGGAACCGGGGAGAAATGAAGATTGCTCTTTGCCATCCGGCTTCAGCTGGACATGGACTCAACCTTCAAGAGGGTGGCTCTACTATCATTTGGTTTGGAATGACCTGGAGCCTTGAGCTTTACCAGCAAGCCAATGCCAGATTGTGGCGACAAGGGCAAAAGCAAACAGTAGTGATTCATCACATATTGGCAAAAGACACCATAGATAACAGAGTGATGATGGCACTTGATAATAAAGACACTGGCCAAAGCGCTTTGATTGAAGCAGTAAGGGCTAGAATCAATAATTTGAGAAATGGAGGATAAAAATGAGTGTAAATAAATTTAACCAGGAAGGCTATCATGACCCGACGGTTTATGAGGCTATAACAAATATAGAAAAAGAAGAGAAGCTTAAGAAACATAAGAAGATTGTATTTATCTGCAGTCCCTTTGCCGGTGATATTGAAACCAACACCAGAAGAGCAAGAAGATACGGAAGGTTTGCAGTAGTTCAAAAAACTATCCCAATCATTCCCCATTTGATGTACCCACAGTTTCTTGAGGAAGATGATCCTGAAGAAAGACAGCTGGGGATTGAGATGGGACAGGTTCTCTTAAGCAAGTGTCATGAACTGTGGGTCTTTGGGGACAAAATATCTTCCGGCATGAGTGAGGAGATTAAAAGAGCTAAGAGATGGAACATACCAATTAGATATTTTACGACTACGTGCGAAAAAACAGGAGGTGCAAGATAAATGGGTGAAGAGAAATGTTTTGCATATAACAAAGGAAAATGTAACGTCCTTAAAGTGAAGAAGTGTGAGGGTGAAGGATGTCCATTTTTTAAAACGAGAGAGCAACTTGAAGAAGATAGAAAAAAAGTTTTAAGACGAATTAATTCTCTGGATCCAGCTCTAAAGAGAAACATTATGGAATTTTATTATAACGGAAAGATGCGTCTGTTAGATGAAGTGGAGGTGTAAAGATGACAGCAAAGGAATATTTGAATCAGGCTATCTGGCTTGATCAGATGATAAATAATAAAAGGGAGCAACTCGAAGCACTTATAAGTTTATCTATGAAGGTGACTTCAAGCCTTACGGAAGAAAGGGTGAGTGGTGGTAATACTCCGAAAAGCAAAATGGAAAATACAATTGTAAAAATCATCGACCTTGAAAATGAACTCAGTTGTGACATTGACCGTTTGTTGGACTTGAAAAAAGAAATACAAAACACCATCAATAGCATGGATGACCTTAATCAACAGCTTCTCTTAGGGCTCAGATATTTGGGTGGTAAAAGCTGGGACGAGATTGCTGCCTCCATGGGATATGACCCACGAACTGTTTATAGAATCCATGGAAAAGCCCTAAAAGAATTTGAAAAAATGAAAACGTGTCAGTAAATGTCAGTGAATGTCAGTAGGCCCCTGTGTTATAGTATATGATGTAAAGATATAGAAAATATCCTAGAAAACCATATGCTGTAGCATACGCCTAAGTTAGATCGATACGATTCTTAGGAAACGCAGTATTCATAGGACACAGGCTCTGAGAATTGAACTCAGGGCTTTTTCTATATCTTTTTTCAAAAGAAAAACAGGAGGTGAACTTGATGCCCTGGAAACCAAAGAGCATCTGTAACTATCCTGGGTGTCAAAGGCTGACCCATGATAGATATTGTGAGAAGCACACGAAAGAGATGACGAGGGTCCAGAACGACAGGACTGCAAAGATGTACACCTATCAGTGGAGAAAAGCCAGCAAGGAGTTTTTAAAAAAGCATCCGCTCTGCGTTCAGTGTCAAAGAGAAGGAAGGCTGACTCCGGCAACAGAGGTGGACCACATCAAACCCCATGGCGGAGACCGGAAGCTCTTCTGGAACAAAAAGAACTGGCAGCCTCTTTGTAAAAGTTGTCACTCCAAGAAGACCGCTGAAGAAGATGGTGGATTTGGAAATACTCCTATAGAGTAAGAGGGGGTAGGGGGTCTGTATCTCCACAGAAAGCCTGAAACGACAACGCGCCAGGGTCTTTTGTGAAAAATCGCGAAAATCCAAAGGGGGGTATATCCCGGATATCGTGCGCAATATTCAAGGGTAGAGGATCTCCTGAAAACCTCATGAATAGTGGGATGAAGCGATCCAAGAATAGTTAAGAAGTTTGATAAAAGTGGATCCATTACAACTTTAAAAAGCCATTACTTTCTTATGGTTTTTTGTGAGTTTTAGCCTATAGACCTCGGTCTAGGGCTTTTTTAATACGAAGAAACGGAGGGAACCTGATGAAACAAGACATGATTATTAGAAAAGTACAGGTTACGGATATCAATCCGGCTGAGTATAACCCAAGGAAAGACTTAAAGCCCGGAGATCCGGCTTATGAAAAGCTAAAGCGGTCCATGACGGAGTTTGGGTATGTGGAACCGATCATCTGGAATGAAGAGACGGGCAATATTGTGGGAGGTCATCAAAGGTACAAGGTGCTGGTGGCAGAAGGCCATACAGAAGTGGAATGCGTCATTGTTAAGATGAGTGCTGAACGAGAAAAGGCACTCAATGTGGCTCTAAACAAAGTCACTGGTGATTGGGAGTATGAAGCTCTGGCTGATCTGATTAAAGATCTAGAAGCTCAGGACTTCGATGTGACCCTCACTGGATTTGACGCTGCAGAGATTGAAGATCTATTTAGCCAGGTTCATGATAAGGATGCAGAAGATGACGATTACGATGTGAATAAAGCGCTAGAGGAAGCAGCCTTTGTTAAGCCTGGAGATGTTTGGCTCCTCGGAAGACATCGCCTACTTTGTGGTGATGCCACGAAACTAGAAGATGTAGCAAAGCTCATGGATGGAAAGAAGGCCAATCTAGTCCTTACGGACCCGCCGTACAATGTTGACTTCGAAAGTACAAATGGACTCAAGATCGAAAACGATAAGCAAGACAATGATACTTTTTATAGTTTCCTCCTTACAGCTTTTCAGAACATGGCAGAACATACTGCACCGGGTGGATCTATCTATGTTTTCCATGCAGATACAGAAGGGATTAACTTCAGAAAAGCTTTCCTTGAAGCGGGCTTTCACTTGAGTGGCGTGTGCATCTGGAAGAAGAACTCTCTGGTCCTCGGCAGAAGCCCATACAACTGGATTCATGAACCGATTCTCTTTGGATGGCTTAGAGGTGGTAAGCACAAGTGGTTCACCGGCAGATCTGAAACCACTGTATGGGATTATGATAAACCAAGGAAGAATGGCGAGCATCCGACAATGAAGCCGGTGCCGCTTCTTTGCTACCCCATTAAGAACTCATCCCAGGTCAATGGGATTGTCATGGATCTCTTTGGGGGAAGTGGATCAACTCTTATCGCCTGCGAGCAGATTGACCGGATCGCCTACACCCTAGAAATTGATCCCAAGTATGCCACTGTGATTGTGAAGAGGTTCATCGAACAGGTCGAAACGGATGAAGATGTATATGTACTTCGTGAAGGTGAGAAAATTCATATCAGCGAAGTTGAAAAATCTGCAGAAGTCCATAGCGCAGAATAGAATACAATATTTCCCTCTCATTTAACTTGCTATCTTTCTCGTTTAGAGCGTTAATGTACATGACCAAAGAAACACACCTAAACGAGAAAGGGGAAGATACTATGGCTAGCAAGGATTTTCTAAAGAGCAACTTTGGCATCGAGATCGAATTAACAGGAATTACCAGAAAAAATGCGGCTAAGATTGTGGCAGAGCATTTAAACGGTAGCCTCGAGGAGCTTCACGATTACAGCGGAACCTTTAGAATCACAGCACCGGATGGACGAAAGTGGAAAGTGATGTATGACGGAAGCATAATCGCTCAAAAGAAAGTAGCTGGCCAGAAGGTTTCAGCCTCAAAAGCATACAGTGTTGAGCTGGTCAGCCCAATCCTAACCTACGAAGCGGACATGGCAGACCTTCAGGAGTTGGTAAGAAAACTCAGAAAAGCAGGAGGTTTTTCTCAGGCGCAGAACTGCGCTGGAATCCACATCCATTTGAACGGCGCTGACCACACACCGAGATCCATCAGAAACTTCATGAACATCATCTACTCAAGAAACGACCTTTTATACGATGCCCTTCAAATAGAGAGAAGAAGAATGGACTACTGCAAGAAGATGGACAAAAGTCTTGTGGAGAGAATGAACAAGAAAAAGCCAACCACCATGAAGCAGATTGAAGACATCTGGTACCAAGACTACAACGAGAGAAGAGACAGGCATTACCATAAAAGTAGGTATCATTTTCTAAACCTTCATAGCCTTTTTAATGGATGCGGAACGGTTGAACTTAGAGGATTTAACAACCCGAATCTCCATGCAGGTAAGATCAGGAGCTATGTGGTTTTGGCACTAGCCATGAACCATCAGGCCTTGACCCAAAAGAGCGCCAGCAGCAAGAAACCACAGATTGAAAACCCTAAGTTCTCCATGAGAACCTGGCTTAACCGAATCGGCTTTATCGGAGATGATTTCAAGAACTGCCGCGAACATTTGTGTAAGCATTTAGAAGGTTCAGCAGCATGGAGATTTCGCACAGCCGCATAGATAAAAAGGCGGCGCCTTCAAACCCACCGAGCGGGCAACCGCTCTTAAGGTGGTAGAAGGGTTCCTCGTTTCAAACAAAAGCCCACACAGGCGAAGCTGGAGGGGGTAAACCGCCCTTACTGAGAAAGGATGGAGAAAGTATGAAAGTGGAAAAAAGACTGGGCGCAGCCTACGGGTCCAATCTCAATCTTGGTCAAATGGCTCTGAGGTGCAAATCGGCTAAGGTTTATGGCAAAGGTGTTTTAAAGGGTTATAGACTTCTTTTCAAAGGCCAAATAGCAAATGCCTACTGCACCGTCGAGGAAAAACGCGGTGGCAAAGTACCGGTGGTGGTTTGGGAGCTTGAGCCTGAAGATGAGAAGGCGCTGGACTTTTACGAAGGCTACCCGAGGTTTTATGAAAAAGAAGATGTGAAAGTTATCTTGGAAGATGGAACATCCATCACGGCCATGGTTTATATCATGACTGACAAGATTCTGGATAGGATCCATCTCAACCTTCCAAGCAGAAGTTATCTTGAGACTGTAAGAGAAGGTTATAGGGCAGCCGGTTTTGATGAATCCTTTATTGAAGATGCACTGGCCATTAGCGAGAAGGCTATCAAGAAGTACCCCGCGAGATTTCTTTAAACCGCCTAGAACATACATCATCTCTTAAGATAAAGCTTGCATTTTTGTGGCTTTCGAGTGATGAATTGTAGTACCAAAAAAAGGAGGTCAAAGAAATGATGATTCAAAAGAAAGACAGGTTTGAAAACAGAAGCTGCAAGGTTTACGAAATCGCTGGGAAATGGGGTCGAGATTTTATCTTGGCACCTACTGAAGAAAACGATGACGAATGCCTGATCTACACACCCGGCGAAATGGAAGAACTTCTGGAAACAGAGTATTTCAAAAGAGTGGGAGGGAGAAAGCGATGAAAGCGTTGTTCGCTAGAAAAGTATGCGACCTAGCAGAGCTAAAAGAGCTCACCCACCAAGCTATCAAAGAGGGAAAGAAAGGGCAGCCATATACCATTACAAGAGAAGTGATTTTAAAGGATTCAGATTTTAGAGATTTTGCTCGGGACTTTCTGAGAGACCAATCTTGGATCACGATTGAAGATGGAGGAATCAACCAAAATGGAGAGGTCAGATGCATCCGCGTAGTAAATATCGATACCGGAGAGAAAATTCTTCTGAACAATGAGGGTTACTCATACGGGCGATATGTTGGGCTTGAGCTTTAAAAACAGATGAAAACAAAAAGCAGGCTTAGCGGCCTGCTTCTTTGATATAGGTAATGCAGTTCATGCAGATGAGCTTTCCTTTGAACTTACGAGTGCCTTTTGCGTCACCACAGATCGCACATTGAGGTTCATACTTTCCAAGGATTATCGTATCCTCACTGGTGAAAATCTCGAGTGGCACCTTTGGATCCATACCCAGTGTATCTCTAAGTTCTTTTGGGATGACAATCCTTCCAAGTTGATCGACTTTGCGCACTATGCCTGTTGATTTCATTTATACCTCCTAGGTTGTTACTTCTATGGTATATGAAAGAAATTACCAATTCAATGGTAGAGCTTCCAATTTCGAAAATAAAAAATGTTTAGCTTGCTATTTGCATCGATGTGAGTGATGTATAGAAGTACCAACTAAGCAAAGGAGGATTGAAAATGGAAAGAAAAGAAATGATCAAACAACTGGGTGAGCATTTTGGCGTGAAACCCAAGTACTTAAGTGTTCCAAGCTTCGCTTATGAAATCAGAACTGAAACGGAAGTCTACACAATTGACAGACATGGTGGTATTACTAGAGGTGATGGAGAACCCATCACTATGGAAGAAATTCTGAATCCAGAAATGCAGCAAGGGCCAATGGTTAATGACGAACATGAAGATGAAGCGCCAGTTGATGAAGCAAAAGTTCAAGAAGTGTCTCAAAAAGTAGAACCAAGTAATCCGCTAGAAGAACTTGGTGGGGTTGAAGTTAAACTAAACTTTGAAGAGCACACAGCTGATAGCCTGAAGAATATCATCAACATGCTTTACAGTAAGCAGCGACTCATTATGATGGCTTTTGAAACAGAGGAAGCCTTCATGGATGATGGGTTTGCTGAAGACCTGAATAAGCCAGAGATTAAGGATTTAGAGGGACTTAAAGAAGCACTTGAAGAACTGGGTGTAAATAGGTGCCCTGGATTTCAGATTGATTTTGACGAGAAGACATTCACCTTCAAACTTTACAGCTCAAATTTAAATCCAGAGAGAATCAAGGCATTTCAGGATTTATGTGTACTAATAGCAAGATACGGAAGAACTTTAAACCGCGCATCCTTCAAACAGGCCCAGGATGATAATCCTAAGTATGCACTTAGAACCTGGCTGATCCGCATTGGAATGAATGGTCCCGAGTACAAGGAAACCAGAAAGACACTCTTAAAGCACCTAGAAGGAAGTGGCGCTTTTAGAAAGGTGGATGAAACCGATGAAGCCTAGATGCAGACTCATTGGAGAGAACGGGAACATCTTCAATCTCATGGGGATTGTATCAAGAACCCTAAAGGAAGCTGGGGAGCCTGAAAAGGCAGATGAAATGATTCAGCGCATCACCAATGAAGCCAAGAGTTATGATGAGGCCCTGGCCATGCTGATGGAATATGTGGATGTGGAGTAGGAGGTGCGAGAGATGGATCGATTTTTTAGTCAAAAAACTTGTGACCGCTGCGGTGGTAGTTTAGAAGGTGGACGAATCATGTCTATGTTTAATGAGCAGTGTATCTGCATGAGCTGCAAGGATAAAGAAACCAAAGATCCTGAATACAAAAGAGCAGTAGAAGCAGATCATGAAGAGATTCGAAAAGGGAATTTTAACTTCAAGGGAACTCGTGATTAAACGAGCTACCGAAGTGATGAACATGTGTGCGAAAATAAGACGGAAAGAAATGGCGATTTTCTTCATGGTTACGATGGAGACGAAAACTGGTAGAAAGCTATACCTTAGTATCTGGGAAGGTCACCCAAAATGGACTTTTGGTTTTGATATGGTTTGTTTCTGGGACAGTAAAGAGATGGCAGAAAATTTCACAGAAAAATGGTTAAAGAGTTTCATTAATTGGCAAGTCGAAGCAATCAAAGTCGACATGAAAAACGTAAACTAAGAGAAAGCTAGAGCCTGAAAAAGGGCTCTTTTCTCTCTAACATAAATCTTCAAGTATACACAAATACAACTGGCTATACTCCCCGACTAGAGCTATTATGTACACACCAAAAGGAAAGGGGAATGAAATCATGAACAAAAAAATCGAAAAGAAACTGGAAGCCATTGCAAAAGAGCATCTCTTTATGGAGACTTTAGAGACAAGAAACTCCGACGGACTTGATTTTCACGATGTTTCCGTATGGGGTGTCAAGAAAGCCTTAGAGCTAGCCTTTGAGCTTGGAAGGGCTGAAGGCCGAAAAGAGGAAAAATGAAAAATTTGAACGAAGACCTCCGGGTCTTTTTTCTTTGTCACAAATGAAGGAGGTGAAAGTTATGGCTGGTAGAGGAAGACCACCAAAACCTACAGCGGTCAAAGAGCTGGAAGGCAATCCAGGAAAAAGACCACTGAATAAGAACGAACCGAAACCAAAACAGATAGCACCCAAGTGCCCGTCATGGCTGGAACCGGATGCTAAGAAAGAATGGAGAAGGCTATCAAAAGAGCTGGAAGCCATGGGGCTACTGACCAGGGTGGATATGGCTGCCTTTGCCGGGTACTGTCAAGCCTATGCTAGATGGAAGGAAGCGGAGGAATTCATCTCAAAGCATGGGTCTATTCTAAAGACCGCTTCAGGATACATTCAGCAGATCCCTCAGGTGTCCATTGCCCAGCAAAACCTAAAACAGATGAGAAACTTCTGCTCAGAACTTGGACTAAGCCCATCGGCCAGAAGCAGACTCAACATTAATAACAGTGGGAACACCATCGAGGGCGATGCCATGGAAGAGCTGTTATCCAATGTGCCTAAGGCGGAGGACATTCTGAAAAAGAGTAAGGACGACTAATTTGAAAGGAGGAGCGCCTATGCCATTTAGTGAAGCTCATGCCAACCACGCCATAAACTTTATTGAACAATTGAAGCTGACCAAAGGCAGATGGGCCGGTCAGCCTTTTAAGTTACTCCCCTGGGAGAAAGATCTGGTGAGGCGCCTATTTGGAACCTTGAGAGAAGATGGCACCCGTCAGTACCGAACAGCCTATGTTGAGATTGGCAAGAAAAACGGCAAATCGGAGCTGGGCGCAGCCATTGCATTATATATGCTTCTTGCTGATGGAGAACCTAACGCAGAAGTTTATGTAGCCGCTTGCGACAGGCAACAGGCCAGCATCATTTTTAACACCAGTATGAATTTTGTTGAAGGGAATTCAACCCTATCAAAAGTGACCAATCTGGTAAGATCCACGAAGCGAATCGTCTACCCAAAGACGGGCAGTTTTTATCAAGTACTAAGTTCCGACGTTAAATCAAAATCCGGGATCAATGCTTCCTGCGTTATTCTCGATGAGATTTGGACCTATCCGAATCCGGACCTAGCTAAGATGCTGACCACCGGTTCAGGGGATGCCAGAACCCAGCCGCTCTTTTTATATCTCACCACTGCAGGAAATCAGCTCTCCGGCTATGGCTGGGAGATGCATCAAAAGGCGAAAGACATACTGGAAGGCAAGAGAGTAGATCCGACATTCCTCGCCATTATCTATGGGCTAGAGGACGATGCGGACATTGAAGATGAAAACAACTGGTATAAGGCCAACCCAAGTCTTGGTCATACCATTTCTATAGAGAGAGTCAGGGAACATTACAATCAAGTGAAAGACGATCCGGCAGATCTCGCCTTGTTTAAACAGCTTAGACTTAACATGTGGTTAAAACAGGAAATCAAATGGATGCCCATGGATAAGTGGGACCTTTGTAATTTCACTGTAGACCCGGAAGAGCTAAAAGGGCGAGTCTGTT